AGCCAGCCTAACCTCGTCTCCTCAAACAACAACTGGTACGTATGCGGCATATGTTAATGCTACTAAATTACTTGTAACAAATGGGTCCGGCGGTGCGACGGGGACGGTCGCTATCGCGGCGGGTTCAATCATCCAAGTAGCATATGATGCAAGCTCTGGAAAATTGTGGCTAGGTCTTAACAATACATGGTATAATCCAACATTCGGAGGAACGGGCAATCCATCGACAGGGGCAAACCCGACCCTTACTGTTGCATCATCTCTTGGTCTTTTCCCCTATTTCACCTGTTTCCAAGAAACAATCAAAGCTACATTTGGTCAGCAACCGTTTACCTATACCCCACCAACGGGCTTTGTGGCATTAAATACCTACAACTTGCCAACGCCGACTATCACCAATGGTGCGAACTATATTGCGGCATCGCTTTATACCGGAAATGGCTCCACGCTTTCCATCAACAACAACAGCAACAATAACAGCGGCATTTCGTTTCAGCCTGATCTTGTTTGGATCAAGTCTCGTTCTGCTGCCACCAGCAACACCATTTTTAACGCCATCAGCGGTGCGACAAACTACGTTTCAAGTAATGCTGTCACGGCTCAAACGACCGATGCTACCAGTTTGACCAGCTTTAACGCCAATGGTTTTTCACTGGGTTCTTTGGCGCAGGTAAACGCCAGCGCTGCTACATTCGTATCTTGGCAATGGCTTGCGGGAAACGGAACTGCATCCAATACGTCTGGAAGCATAACTTCTACGGTTTCGGCCAACACAACAGCAGGTTTCAGCATTGTAAACTATACCGGAACCGGCACTAACGCGACTGTTGGGCATGGTTTAGGCGCAGCTCCAAACTTTATCATAGTCAAATCGTATAGTAACGGTAACGGCTGGTGGGTTTATTCGTCCGCAGTGGGCAATGGCAGCTACCTTGTGCTGAATACGTCGGCTATACCCACAGCTTCTGCAACAGCGTGGAACAATACCACGCCTACATCGTCAGTTTTCTCAATTGGTACGGGAGCGCCCGTCAATAGCAGCAGTTCCAATCTGATTGCGCTTTGTTGGACTGCTATTCCCGGTTACTCCGCTTTTGGCAGCTACACGGGTAACGCATCGGCAAACGGGCCGTTCACCTATCTTGGCTTCAAACCGCGCTATTTGCTCATTAAACGTACCGATGCCACGGGTGATTGGTACATTATTGATAGTTCCCGCAGTCCAGTGGACGTTGTTGCGGCGTCGTTATTCACCGATACTACAGGCGCTGAATCTTCTTCAACCGTATTGGATATATTGTCCAATGGCTTCAAGTGCCGCAGTTCAACGGTCGTCAATGCTTCGGCAGGAACTTATATCTACGCGGCCTTTGCCGAAAACCCATTCACCATTACGAGGGCTGTATAATGTTTGTTCACGGAAACCAAAGGCTCATTCTTGACCTGCCATTCACGATCAATGGCGAGAATTACCCATCAAACTTCCTGCGCACCGCTACGCCAGAGCAATTGGCTGCTGCTGGCATCGTGGAGGTTATTGAACAGCCCCGCCCTGACGACCGGTTCTATTGGATCACAGAGAACCTTGATGGAACATTCACCACGGTTGATAAAGATTTGGCTCCAACCAAGGCTTATTTCCTTAGCCAAATTGACCAGACTGCATACGCTATGTTGGCTCCGACAGATTACATGGATTTCCGCCATTTGGCAGACACTGGATATACCGCTCCTGCTGATTGGGTTGCATACCGTGCGGCAGTCCGTGCCTACATTGTAACAGTTAAAGCTGAAATTAATGCCGCAACTGATATACCATCTTTAATAACGGCTGTTTCTGCTATAGAATGGCCAGTGTCGCCAAATGCGGCGTAATTCGCTTAATGCAACCGGAGAGAAAAATGTCGATCTTGATTAACCTTGAGCATACTGTTGAAGAAGTAAATTCAATTCTTGCTGCTCTTGCCGAACGCCCATTTAAAGAAGTCGCCGATTTGATCGCTAAAATTCAGGCAAAAGGCCGAGAAGCTCTCGCCTCTGCTCAGGTTAGCGAACCTACTGTAGCTGCTCCCGTTGAATCTGATGCACCCGCTTCAGACCAACAGCCAACTTCGTAATCATTGACCAACAGCGGGGCTGACAAGATGACAAACGGTGAAGAGACGAAACTTGTCATTGATGTCGGCCTCGCTACTGGCGTTATCACGATGCCTTTATGGGTAGTAGAAGCTAGTTTTTGGATACAATTACTTGCTGGGTTACTAGGTTTAATTTTAATGATTATGCGGCTTATTTCCGCTTTTAGGGACTGGAACACCAAGAGGCCAAAATAGATGTTTAAAGCATTTAAGCACCTTTTTACTGGCGTAGATAATGAGACGTGGGATATTGGCCGTATTCTTTGGGCAAAAATGTCCATCGTTTATTGCGCCGTTAGTGCATATCATGCCATCGCGCATGGGGTATTTGACTCTCAAAACTGGGCTATTGGCGCATCGGCTATCTTGGCAGGTGGGGGCGGCGGTCTTGCCCTAAAATCTAAAACGGAGCCGGGCAATGCTAATGTTTCTGCTTAATCCTTGGATACGTAATGCCATCATTGGGTTAGGCGTCGCTTTTGCATGCGTTCTTGGTTATGCCTATTGGGCTGGTCGGGAAAAAGCAATTGGCGCAGCCACCGAGAAGGCTAGAGAAGAGGCCATTGCCATTCAGCATGAACAGAAGGTTGATGCAGCCGCCGCCGCTGTAGATCAAATCGTATCTCAAGACCAATCTCCCCAAGATACGCTTAACAAGCAATGGAGCCAACCATGAAACGTTTGTTGCTGCTTATTGCATTACCTTTAAGTGCTTGTGCTACGCCGGAAACTAAGATCGTAGATACGTCATGCAATTGGGTAAAGCCAATCTATGTTCGCAAAGCTGACAAGCTTTCAAGCCCGACGGCGACCGAAATTTTAGCGCATGACGATAAGTGGAAGCAGTTTTGTGGTGGTAATAAATGAGTTCTGGCAATTGGGAACAGTGTTTTTCGTTAGTCATCAAAAACGAAGGTGGGTATGTAAATAATCCCAAAGACCCCGGTGGACCGACCAACTTAGGATGCACCAAAACGACATGGGAAGAATTTGTTAGACACGAGGTGTCTATCGACGACATTAAGGCTTTGACGCCGAACAACGTCATGCCACTTTATAAAGCAAAGTATTGGGACAAGATTAGCGGTGACTTATTACCTAGTGGCGTTGATTATGCCGTGTTTGATTTTGCTATTAACTCTGGCGTAAATCGTGCGGCAAAGACCCTTCAATCCGTTCTTGATGTTGATCAGGACGGAGTAATTGGCCCTGCCAGTTTAGATGCTCTTGAGGCGGAGAACCCGCGTGATGTAGCTACACTCGTTTGCGAAAAAAGATTAGCTTTCTTGCAGAGTTTACCTACATGGAGTACATTCGGTTCTGGTTGGGGGCGTCGGGTTGCTGAAGTAGAGCAGACCGCCTTTAACATGGTGGAATAGGATTGCCGTAGATGACCGTAGCAACCACAGCATTGTCGTACAATGGATATGTCACCCAAGTTGCGACCTTGGCTGTGCTTCAGAATACGCTCGTCACCACAGGTACTTCGCCTAATAGTCTTGTAACTTCAACTGACCCGAATTTTCAAGCTATCATTCCACAGATGCTTAATTATGCTGAACTTAGACTTCAGCGTGATTTGGATTTTTTGGCTACTCAGAATGATAGCACCGCATACTCATTAACAGCGGGAACCAATCAGGTTTCTATTCCGACCAGTGCTTTTGTCGTAATCCAAACAATTTCTGTTACGGATAATTCGGGCAACACAACGCCATTGACCCCGACCACGCGCGAATTTTTAAGAAACGTTTACGGTTCGGCTGCATCGGCGGGGTTACCTCAGTACTTTGCTATGTACGGCGGCGATGTGGCAACAGGTGGTCAGACAAGCCAGAACATCATTGTTGGCCCTTACCCTGATTCTAACTACAACTTAAGGATTAGTGGGACCACACGTCAGCCTACGCTGAACAATTATGCTGTTGTTGGGCAAGCGGACACCACTTACACCTTTATCAGCCAAAACCTTCCTGATTTGCTGGTAATGGCAAGCATGATTTACATCAGTGCTTATCAGCGCAATTTTGGCCGTATTAATGATGATCCGGCCATGGCTCAGACGTATGAGAGCCAATATCAGGCTCTTCTCAAGGGCGCTACTGTGGAAGAATCGCGCAAGAAATTTCAATCTTCTGGTTGGACTTCGTATTCGCCTTCGCCTGTCGCTTCACCGACGCGGGGGTAAGATATGCCCCATAATAGCATCAAGCTCGTTCCGGGCGTCAATACAACAAAAACGTTGGCACTGAACGAAACCGGACTTTCAGCCTCTAATCTTATTCGTTTTTTGCCGGATAGGGCATTCCAACTTGGCCAGACCGGACCAAGTGGCATGTCTCTTGTCCAGAAGATTGGTGGATGGGTCACATGGGTAGCCGCATCTATTGGCTCAATTGTTCGGAACCTTCATGCTTGGGAAGATTTAAACTCCAACCAATGGTTATCGGCTGGTGCTACTGCTGGTTTATACGCGATTGAATATGGCGTATCTAATGCTTTAACAACTGAGGCTGGTGACACGATTGTAACCGAATCATCAACCCCTACCTACCCAAGTTATGGGCTGCAAGATAATGCGGCTTCTGTGGTGAACAATATCACACCACAAACGGTTACGACTAATTCGGTTCCAAACTATACCATTCAAAGCGGTATTTTGCTTACAGAAGCAGGTACGCCTAGTTATCCAAGCTATGGTTTGATCACCGAATCCGGTACTCCAAATTATGCGGGATATAACTTCCAAGTTTCCGCCCCTAGCCAAACTGTAACCGTAGTTGATCCCGGCTCTAATACTCGTGTTGGCGATTCTGTTTATGTCGAAACACAAGTTTCTGTTGGTGGTGGAACTATTTTTGGGCTTTATCCAATTAATACCGTTATTGATTCTAATACTTATCAAATAACTGTATCTTATTATCCTACATCTGAAACAACAAATGGTGGTAATTTACCTGTTTTTTCTTCTGCTCAAAATTCAGGTACTATTAACGTGTATTATCCAAATCATGGATATGTTACGGGAGAAACCGTTACTTATATCGTGCCAACTGTTGTTGGTGGACTTACAATTCAAGGCACATATACCGTTACCAATATATACAATGGTGGCGTTTTGGACGTTAATAACTATACCATTACACTCCCATTTCAAGCCAGTTCTACTCAAACTGCCACAATGAATTTTGGCAATGTTGAGAACTTGTATTATTATGACCTTGGCCCAGCAGGTGTAACTTCTGGTTACGGCTTAGGCGGATATGGTCTTGGCGGATATGGCGTAGGCCAAAATACGGGTGTTTCAAGAAGTGGAACACCGATTAGTGCGACTGACTGGGCGTTGGACAATTTCGGTCAACTATTGATTGCGGCCCCTCGTGGCGGGCCTATCTTCTATTGGCAACCGCAAGGGCCATCTCAGACGGCACTTATCTTTGACAACGCTCCAACCGTTAACAACGGCGTCTTTGTGGCTATGCCTCAGAGGCAGTTAGTAGCATATGGTTCCACGTTTACGGGGCAAGTTGATCCGTTGTTGATACGGTGGTCTGATGTTGGCAACCCATCCATTTGGAATGCTGCATCTACTAATCAAGCAGGTTCTTACCGGATACCAGAGGGCAGCTTAATCATTGCGGCCCTTCAGACGCCACAGCAAGCTTTGTTCTGGACGGACGAATCCGTCTGGTCAATGCAATACATTGGCTATCCTCTTGTCTATTCATTCAACAAGATTGGCTCAGGCGTTGGCGCAATTGGACCAAAAGCGGTTGGCGTCTTGAATAACGTAGTGTTCTGGATGTCCCCATCTCAGTTCAATATGCTTTCGCCAAATGGCATTACCAACATTCCATGTACGGTTTGGGACGTGGTGTTCCAAAACCTTAATACCGCTTACGCTTACAATATCCGTTGCGCAACCAATAGCTTGTTCAACGAAGTAACTTGGTATTATCCATCCACCAGCAGCACGTCTGGCGAAAATGATTCGTATGTAAAGTACAACATTAATAGCCAGACATGGGACTATGGTTACTCCACATCTACTATAAATGTTGGCCGCACCGCATGGATTGATCAATCTGTTCTTGGCTCACCAATTGGCGCTGGCACGGACACGTTTATTTATCAGCATGAAGTTGGCAATGACGCTGCAAGTGGTCCTAATACGTTTCCATTAACGCCAACCTTTGAGACGGGTTACTTTGCCCTGACTGAAGGCGACAACATGGTGTTCATCGACCAAATGTGGCCAGACTTGAAGTGGAATGATTACAACCAATCCACAAGCGCCACAGTGCAGATCACGTTCTATGGCACAAACTACCCCGGCGATACGCCAACGACCTACGGGCCGTATACGGTCACGCAAGGCACTGAATATATATCCACCCGCATTCGCGCCCGTTTGCTAGCCTTCTCCGTGTCATCGCAAGACCTCGGAACATTCTGGCGACTTGGTAATATGCGGTATCGCTATCAACCAGACGGAAAATACTAATGGCTTCGCAGGACGATTTTCTTACGGCACATAAAAACAATGTATCGGCCATCAATGGCGTGACCGATACAACGTTGACGCTTGCTGGTAAGGGAAATAGCGGAGAAGTTACCACAACAACGGCAGTCAGCACGAAAGCCGGTTATCTTGTTAGTGTTTCGGTTATTGTTGCTGGCAGTGGTGTAGCTACAATTTACGACTCAACTTCAGTGTCCAGCCCGACAAATCGCATAGCTATCATTCCGAATAGCGTTGGTCTTACTACTTGGAAAATCCCTGTTGCCAATGGAATCGTTGTGGCCCCCAGTAGTGGGATGGTACTCAACGTGATTTACAGTTAAGGTGTATTATGCCGCTTAAGCACGGTTCATCACAAGCCACGATTGGCAAGAACATAAGCGAGATGGTTCGCTCAGGGCATCCGCATGACCAAGCCATCGCAGCGGCTCTAAACATCGCCCGATCAGCAAAAGCGGGTGGTGGTGCATTGGAACAAAACAAGAACATCGTTCATGTTGGACCAATTCATAGCCACGTTGCTGGGCGGACCGACCATCTTCCTATGCACGTTCCAGCAGGTGCTTATGTTATTCCTGCCGAAGAAGTCGCTTATCTTGGCGAGGGCAACACGCTTAATGGGTTCAAAAACATTGATGAGTGGGTACGTAAATATCATGATCCTAGATTTGCAGAACACGGCAAGCCTGTTCCTATTGTTGCTGCTGGTGGAGAGTATGTTATTCCCCCTAGTGCCGTAGCGGGAATCGGGGATGGTGACTTGAACAAGGGTCATCGTATTTTGGACCAATACGTTCTAAAATTGCGGAAGAAGCATATTAAAACGCTTCAAAAACTACCCGCACCCGTAAAGGATTAAAGATGGAATCTATGTTCAAAAAGCAACGTCTAAGACTTTCCAAAAGCGCACGTAAGCGCATGCCTAAGTTTGAGAAAGTTACAACGGAGCCTTTGGTTAGAACTGCCCAGCCGGATGACGAAGAGGGCATTATGGCTCTCGCTCGGATGATCCACGGTGAGATTGGCATGTTCAATCTTAACGAAAACAAAGTTAGGGACATGATTCGCCCCCTATTGTATAAGCACTTAGGCATCATTGGGGTTGTAGGTAAAAAAAATAACCTAGAAGCAATGATTCTTCTTCGTGTGGCTACAAACTGGTATTCGGATACGCCTTTTCTTGAAGAAATGTCGGTCTTTGTTAAACCCGAGTTTAGGAACGCAACTGTTTCCCGCGTTCATACTATGATTGAATTTGCCAAAAAAGCGGCAGATGGACTTGATTTGCCTCTAATGATTGGGGTTTTGTCAAATCAGAGAACAAATGCTAAAGTAGAACTATATGAAAAGCATTTTGGCGTACCTGCCGGAGCGTTTTTCATCTACGGGGCAAAAACCGGACAGCCTGACGAGGCTGAAATGATTGCATAGCTAGGAGACGGCCCGTGTGTGGTTCTAAAGGATCAACTACTACAAGTTCAACTTTTTCGCCACCTGCGGGCGTTCAGGCTAACTATGATTATTTGACTAATCAAGCCAAAAACGTAGCCTCGACGCCATTTCAACAGTACGGCGGACAAATGGTCGCCCCTATGACGCCTGAACAACAGGCTGGCATTGGTCAGATTAATGCGTCCGCCAATCTTGCTCAACCTTACATTCAAGCTGGCACTGCTTACGAACAACAAGGCGCGAATCCGTTTGGTCAGGAAGCACTTAACCAATACATGTCTCCGTACATTGGCAGTGTTGCAAATGCGACTATGGCTAACTTAAACGAGACAAACGCTCAGCAGCAACAGCAAGTGTTGGGCAGCGACATTGCTCGTGGTGCGTATGGCGGCGACCGTTCTCAAGTTGCGCAGTCTGAACTAGCTCGTCAGCAAGGGCTTGCCACGGGTCAAACGATGTCGGGCATTTATCAGGGCGGCTTTAATCAAGCTGAACAGCAGTTCAATGCTGATCAAGCGCGTCGTATGGCGGCGGGGCAAACTTTAGCTGGATTTGGTACTGCTGCACAAAATGCCGCGATGCAGGGCGGTCAGGCGATGATGAGTGCTGGTGCGCAACAGCAAGCATATCAGCAAGCTGTGGATAGCGCGAATCAGCAGCAGTTCCAAGCAGCACAAGCATATCCATTCGAAACAACGCAGTTCCTTGGCAACTTGTTGCTTGGCATTGGTGGTCAATCCGGCGGCACGTCACTTACGTCTCAGCCCGGCCCCAATGTTGGTTCACAGCTTCTTGGTGGCTTAATGACCCTTGGTTCTATTCCTTGGGGTTCCGACGAACGCCTGAAGGAAAATATGGAACCGGTCGGTAAGACCTTTGATGGCCAGAACATTTACAAGTTTAACTATAAGAACGATGGCCGCACTATGCTTGGCCTTAGTGCGCAGGAAGTTGAGAAGCATACACCAGAAGCCGTGCATAAAGACGGTCAGGGCATGCGTTCGGTTGATTACGAAACTGCGGTAAACAAGGCTGCGAAGCGGGGTCATTTTGCCGATGGCGGCGTTCCCGATTGGATGGGCGGCGCAGTGCATGAAGGCTTAGGCCGTGCGCATTTTGCGACTGCTGGTTCGGTGTCTGATATTCCGTATACAAGCCAACCTTTAGGCGGCACGGGAACTACTCCTTTGTCGTTGAAAGATTTGATGCCATTGGTGTCCTTAATCTCTGAAGGCAAGTTGGGCGGTAAAACTAATATTCCAAATGCACCTGCTCCTTTGGAAGAAGGCACAATGATGGATGTAGCCAAGCAGTTGCAGGGCATGTCCAGTGATCAACGCGCTAATATGAAAGCTAACATTGGTTCAGTTCAAAGCATTCTAAACCCAGCACCGACTACACCGGGTACGGCAATTGGTGAAAGCCAAGGCACATATTCTTTGGGCCTAAATTATGCTGCGGGCGGTGTCGCGGGACGTGGTGCTTACAAGGACGGGCAAACGGTACAGCCATCTTCGGATGACACGCCGGACCAGACCGCACCAAGCTCAGTGCCATCAAGCGGTTCTTCTTTTTCTTTGGGCAACATTCTGCCATCTAAAGGACAATCTGTTATTGAGAAGGCTACCGGCTTAGACCTCTCCGATAATGCTCGCATGGGCATGTTAGCGGCGGGCTTAGGCATGCTCAGCAGCCGTTCCCCATTTTTCGGTGTAGGCGTAGGCGAAGGTGCCACAGCGGGCCTTGGCGCTTATTACAATGCGAGGGCTAACGACCGTGCTTATGCGAACAAGCAGCGCGAATTGGAAATGACGCAAGAACAGCGCGACATTGAAAAGCAGCGCGTGGGCTTAGAAGCTCAAAAAACTCCCGCAGATATTGCCAAATCACAAGCCGACGCTATTGAAGCATTGCAACGCGCTAAAACGGCGGCAGGTGCTATGTACCAAAAAACTTGGATTCCGGGCGTTGGCTATATTGTTTCCGATGCGAATAATCCAATGCATCCTCCCGTTCAGATTACGGACGAGAAAATGCAGCCATTAGGGAATATTGATCCGACCTCAATTCCTAGTAAAGTTGGGCTTCCAGCAAAAACACAAGAACCGGCCAGCACGGTCGGCGCAACAAAAGCGCCCGTAACTACTCCTGCCGTTGCAACCCAACCAAATGTGAATGCTCCTTCCGTTGCCACGCCGGAGCAAAAAACTGAGTGGAAGCCTGTGACTACTGTCCCCGATAATTATAGTTATCCGGGTTCAACTAACCTTGCATTAGTTCCGGGTGCGATGGAAAAGGCACAAGCTTCTGCGGAAAAGATTAAGGCCGATCAAGATGCCAAATCACAAGGTGCATTTGATACGCTTTATACCTTGGATAACATGGATCGCGGTTTCAACGATGTCAGCAAAACCGGTCTTTTAGCTCCCGGCCAGCATATTGACGAAAGAACTAATTTTGCCGTTGGCGTTAACACTATGGCATCGATTATTGGTGGCAAGCCAATATTTGATCCAACAGACGTTGCCGCGTTAGAAGAACTTGCCAAAGACAATAAACGTCTTGGTTTTGCTTTGTCTAAGTCTATGGGCCGTGAACCCGGCTTTATCGTTCAGCAAGCTATTACGGCCAATCCGGGTGCGGCAAATACGCCACTTGGTTTCCACCGTATTACGGAAGCACTTCGTCAGGCGGCTCAGTACGAACAAGATCGCAATGCCTTTTATGATAGCTACAAAGCCAAATTTGGCCATTTAGAGGGTGCAAACGATCTGTTCACTAAATTGAACCCACCAGAACAATATGCCAACAGGGCTATTGTGAACTCTATTGATCCAACTCATTTGAGCGAAATCCGTCAATGGGCAAGCGACAATAAGGGTAAAGATTTGTCTGCTGGTCAGGCTCAGTTTGACAAGATTTATGGTAAGAATGCCTTCAAACTTGCAACGGGGCAGTAAATGGCTGGCGACAATAATTCGGCAACTCCTTTAAATCTATCGGATTTAAGTAGCCAATCACAAAAGCCTTCTGACCAGCAGCCTAGTGCCGCTGCGCCATTAAGCTTGTCTTCTGTTTCAGGCATTTATCAAGCTCCTGAACCTCCTACGGAAGTACAAAAGTTTGAACAAAAAGTTCAGTCTAAAGTGCCGGAAGCGGAAAAAGAAGTTTCTGAGCATCCTTGGACTTCATATGTTCCAAGCGCATATGGCTTACCATTAGTTGGAGAGCCATATCGTCGTGCAGTTACCGCAGGTGAAGCTGCCCTTGGGCAGGGAAAAGGCGCAACTTTTGAGGAGCGTCAGGCCGACTTACTCGCTCAAAGCCGCGCCCGTGACATTGCCAAGCATGCAGCGGCACCCGTAGCATCCAGCCTAATCCAAGGAACCGCAGAAGCAATTCCGTCTATCTATGCGGCACCGGAGTTGGGTATTGAAGCGGCTGCGTCCAAAACCTTGCCCTATATTGAGAAGGGTGCGGGCTACGCTGGCCGCATGCTTGAGCAAGCTATTTACGGTGGATCTTCAGCCGCTCAACAAACAACGCCCGGTGAAACTGCTGAAGATGCAGCTAAAAGGATTGGCGTAGGTGCGGCAGCGGGTGCCGCCGGTGTTCCAGTGGCGACTGTAGTTGGCAAAGCTGTTCAGGCTCCAAAGGCTGTTTATAATTGGGCGTCCAAGTTATGGAATCCTGAACAGGCCGTTGCTAAAGACATCGCGTCTGCCGCTGCTAATGTGCCGACAACCAGCAAGGGGCAGGGTCTTACGGTTGAGGAATATGCCGCTGCCAAGGAGCGTGGTGAGCCTGTAACTATTGCCGATATCCAAGGTGCAAAACCCTTAATCGCACAAGCAGGACAAAGTCTTCCGACCGATCAGCGTATCCAACAGATCAACGACTCCCTTCAACAGCGGTTGGCAGACGAATCATCTCGCGTTGGTGCGCAGGTTGATACTGCTTTTGGTAAACCAATCGATGCGTTCAAGGCCAGAAAAGAAGCTGACGATTTAGCCCGTAGTGTCAATAAGCCAGCTTATGACGCCGCCTACGCTGCGCCAGAAGCCAAAGCCATTTGGAACGACCAGCTAAAGGCTATGGTCAACACCAATGAAGGCAAACAAGCATTAGATTACGCTTTAAATGAATCGAAGAAAGAAGCGGCAAAGGAAGGTTTTGCCCCTATTCAAAACCCGTTTATCAAGGACCAGAACGGTAACTTGGATTTACGGGAGGGCGTCACGCCAGACCTTTCGTTCTGGGATCACTTTAAGCGCGGTTTGGGAGACGTAAGTTCCGAGCAGTTCAATAAGGGTGCAAGAACCGCTTCTCGTTCAACGCAAGAGGATGCAAGAACCTTAACGGACTTTCTTCGCAACCAAGTGCCAGAGTATGGCACGGCTTTGGATGGTGCTGGTAAATTTATTCGAGGCAATAATGCGCATGACGAGGGAATGTCTTTCCTTGACCTCGTTTCGAATAAGAATGCCGATCCTAAGGAAGTTGGAAGCACTCTTTATCATTTTAACAATACCTACAATCCTGATGAAAAAAAGCTATTTGGCGAGGGTGTAGCGGCGGATATTAAGGAAAATCCGGTAAAGGCGGCAAAAATCTTTGCTAACAATGATTCTGTGACAATGGATCGTTTGAAGAGCGTTATCGGTGAAGATGCGTTCAATCAGATCGATTCGTCCATGCGGCTTAACCGTATTATGGCGTTGTCAAAGGAAATTGGTAAGCCACCGTCAGCGCCGTTAGTGTCGCCTAAAAACATAGCAATCGGGGCTGGGAGTTTGGGGCTATCAACAGCGGCTGGTGCATATCTGCCGAAGCTTGTTGAAGCACTACCCAACATCGTCAAGTATGGTGCCGATCCTATGGCATTAGCTGCTACTGGAGCAGCTTTGTCGGCTGGCGCTTTGGGTGCAGGAATTACTAGTGCGGGGAATAAAGCTAAAACCAGCGCTATTCTTGGCATGGCCTTATCAAATGACCCTAAGTATACCGACATCCTTTTAAGGGCCGCTAAAAACGATGCCGAAGTACGTGATACTTTGGATCAGTTTGAAAAAGGGCTGAGCCGGTATTTGGCGGTTAATCACGGCAACCCTGAACGAGAGGGCCGCAAGTCTGGCGGATCGGTAATCGACAAGAAGTCTGATCAACTCATCAATGAGACGATGCGCAATCAGAAGCTCCTTGCCAATCACACTGAGCAAATGTTGTCCATGCCGGACGATGCCATTGTGCAAGCCCTTAAGGTGGCCAAGAGCGTAGCGGCTTAATATCTGCTAGACGCTTTCAGCACACGCTTAGGGTACTTGTTTTTGATGGACATGCTGCCGTTATAACAGCCGAGCATTAGAACGGTATCGTTGTACTTGTTGAAGCAATACTGCAAGTACCGCATGCCATACTCGATGTTCGTTTCAGGTACCATTAAACCGGCTAGGGAACCCGTGTAGCCCATTGATACGGCTGTTCCGTACCTAAGTTGCATTAGACCATAATTGCCGTCCTTAGAGGCTGTAGGCTTAAAGCCACTCTCAACATCAACCAGCGCAAGGGCTATTCTAGGGTCAACGTCATGCGAAACCGCTGCCGCGCGAATCATATCGTGCAGGGGCGATTCTGAAGTATGTCCGGCAGTCTGGCATCCAACTGTTAGACATGCGACAGTTATTAAAGTCGATAGCTTCATCACGCTCAGCGCGGGACAACACTGCCATCTAGCTTTCGTTTCCACTTGGAAGTCTTACCATATGGAAGCGGCGAACGCGACTGTTTTAACCCTAAGTGAACTTGCTTGGTTCGTTTGGCTTTAGCTGTCATCTGGTGATCCTTTTTTGTTTTCTCTTTAGCGCATGGTTTGCACGTCAAACGGATGTTATCGTCCGTATCAGTTCCGCCTAACTCAAGTGCGCGGACATGCTCGTATATGAACTGACCTGTCATTAGTTTGACATGGCACAGCATGCATTTGCCGCCTTCGCGTTCCCATATCGCTAACTTTCGTTTGCCGGATAGGGAACCTCTAGCGGTCGTACCCATATCTTCAATCATGATTTTTTCCACGGCTTCAATTGATCTTGGGTTAAAGCGTATCCCTTGCCGTGTCCCAAGTCACAAATATTGTCATCATGATGCAGGTCTTTGGCATATGCCCAGCCCGGAAAAATCACATTGTAGCCGTCAATGATAGCCAGCACGTATACATCTACTTCGTCATTTTTCTTCAGAGTAGAAAGAAGTCTGCCGCCTTGGTTGCGGGTAGATTTAATGTCAATACGTTGACCTTTGTACGTACAATCAACACTTCCGCTTCTTGGATAAACTGAGGGGTCAAAGAAAATGTTAAAATATTTGCAGAAGGCATATTCGGCTATAACGCCATCCTCATCAATAACAGCGCCAGATAGATTGCCCATCTTGGCGTCTTTGACATTGTTACCACGCGCCACAAGGGTTCGCATATTTCCTAGAAGGCGGCATATATTTCGGTCGTCATCTGTTAGCGTTACAGAGATTGTCATTTGAATGTGTTTCCTGCTCGTTGGTTTGCTTGTTCTGATCTCCAAGCTTCAATGATGGCGTCTGCCCGATTGCGTTCTGAACGAAAATACTCGTCGTTGCGAATGGCATCAGCCTCATCGTTGATAGCCTGTTCATACAGTTCATGTTGTTCTGCCCACGCTTCTTTCATCGCAGACGTTTTCTCGTTGGAAGTGAGGATCAGGTTAGCCCTGATCCTCTTACGTGCATGCTCAGCCTTAAACCGATCCGCTCTGGCTTGCGCCCCTAATCCACTATGCGTAGACAAAAAGTGAAGCGCATCTTCCATCATGGTATCGGTTATAAACTGGGTCATTCGTATTGCTCACCAAAGTTTGGATCGAAAGGAACTAAAGACACCCAGCACTCACCGTCTTGGTTGGGGAGAGGGGATGCCTCAAAGTTGATGTTAATTGTACCTTCTTTTCGTCCATTAAAGGCACGGCCTAGTTTGGTTTTCCGCACATGGCCATGCTTATCTGTGCGATAAGAAAGCACAATATATTCGGTTGTTGTATCAAAAGGGGACAAAATCGAAGTCTTCTTCATCATCAGACGCCTCGCTCTTCACTGGTGCTTTCGTCATTGGCTTGCTCTGTGAGGAAGTCGCTTTCGGGGCTGGCGCACTTTGGCCCGTTTCTTCATTAGGCGTAAAAGCAAGAGACATGAACGGCCCCTTAGCTCCCTGTTTAATCCACATGCTAAACCGGCCTTCGACGCCGCCAATCATGCCTTTGCCCGTGTAGTCTGGTTGGGCATCGGTTTTCTTGTAGCTGTTCTTAAAGATGGTTCCGCTGTTATCGCGTTCTTCGTAAGCCATTTCATTTCTCCTGTTTGGCTGCGTTAAGTTCTTTTACGCGGTCTGCACACAATTGGCGCAGAGCTTCGTAATCTTCTCCGTCCTTCTCCAATTCCATCTTGGGGAAGTTTTCTTTTAGTTCCTGCTTCCAATAAGCCTGAACCTCTTTCACAGACTGGCAAAGTTCAATCGCCATCTGGAAAACCTTCATATAGGTGTATAGGTCTTTAGTATAATTCTCCCACGGCCCCGTCAATTGGGTCGTTGGTGCGGCCACTTCTGCCACTACTGGCGCAACATCCCGCTCAGGATCATCACCCGTCTCAATTTGGAAGAGCTTAAATAGGAAGTACTTATTTGCCCCTGTAATAGCCTTGTAAAGCCCTTTATCGCCAACCGCACCATTCTTGGCGCGATCATTGCCGCAACCAGAAATGCGGATTGTATGGGGCCAAATATCGCCATCTTTGTGTACGATCTCGTACTTCATATCCACTACTGTGTTGCCATGCTCATCAAGCGGACGAACCATGTCAACGGATGGGATAAGAATAAGACCTTCTTCAATCAGGGCTGGACGTAGCTTCTCAAGCAAATCAGCTTCGGAAACATACTTGTAGCCATGAAACTTGTTTTCGCTGCCCTTTTGAACGTAGCTGACCTTAGCCATTACGTTATGCAGAGCCGTGGCAATCTTGGCACTCATAACTTTACGCTCCCCTGATGACGAGGGAAGTTCCGCCGTTTGATAGGGTAGCGCCACGCACATCCATTTTCTCCAGCATTTCTTTCAGCAGCACTTTGTTGGGTTCTTTTTTGATTCGCATAAAGTCGTCGGGTATTTCGTGTTCGTTCAGAATCACCACTTGTGGCGCACTGTTCATCAAAGATAGGGTTCCTGTTGGAAACTCCAGCTTGCGAATATCGGCAGCTTCCATCAGGCGCTTCATCAATTCACGTCCGAACTCAACACGCTTTTCAAATCGCTTGCGGCGGTCGTGTATGTCACGTTCAGCACTTTGGCAAGCATTGGCTAAGTAAATGCTGTCTTGGGTGCGGCGTAATAGCCGATCCATCGTCTCGCGGAAATCTGTAGCCCCTTCGAGCATGTCTGCCCTAAGCTCTTCGTCTGACTTCAATTCGGGGTAACGCTCAAGCAGTAATTCAATCGTTCGCTTAAGCATGTTGATGTCATATTTGCTAGACATTTGCATCCTTTGTGAGAAATCTGTTCAGGTTTTGTATCGGTCGTTGCGTCCGATAGGCGCATGATTTACGTATGATGCAAACTAAGTCAAGAGGGAATTATGCTACAACTTGATCCGCCTATGCCAGTCATCACCCCAAAGGGTAAAGGATTGGCTCACGTTCTCATCGATTATGGGGCGGAGTTTGATTTACTATGGGTGGTTTTTCAAGACGATACGGGTGAATGTTGGACATACAATAATAGGGAAGTTCGCGCTCAAACCAACGTGTCTATGGGCCGCCAACTTGTAGTTCCCCCTTTAGTTTCAAACAAGGAAAGACCGCGGATCGTGCCTAATGAGTAACCATCCACTACGTCAATGGCGTAAGAAAAACAAAGTCACTTTGTATGATTTGGCCGTCAAAGTTAAATCAACTGCGTCGTCCATTTCTCGGATTGAACGCGGGCTTCAAACGCCTTCGCTATCTCTGATGGTTCGGATTTGTACCGCCACGAACAATGAGCTTTCATTGTTAAACTTTTTGTTTGAAGCATGATCATACGTTTAGAGCTACCTTTGGCACCAAGCACAAATAGGCTGTGGAAAATCGGCAAAGGTGGCCGCATGTACAAGTCGCCGGAGTACGTGGCTTGGCTGGATGAAGCGGGCTGGATGGTCAAAGCGCAAACGAAGTACCAAATCAACGGGCCGTATGTAATTCACATATCAGCAGTTAAACCCGACAAAAGGCGTCGGGACTTAGACAACCTACTAAAGTCTACGAGTGACCTTCTCGTAAAAAGCAAAATAGTTGATGACGATTCAGAATGCCATGCTCTTGCCGCCGAATGGTCGGAGCATAGCGCCCCAATGATCGTAACTGTTTACGCTGTCGGAGAAGGGGTCGAGGCATGGAACGAGAGCCGCAAACTGTTGATGAACTAAGAGCAAAATACTTAGCCGTCAAAAAACGGCTTGGTGGCGTTGCCGGGCCAACCGGCGTTGTTCCGCATCAGCGCGTCAATTTGCCGCATCCATTGGTTCAAGATACCCGTCCGCCTTCATTGCTGGCGGTTAGATTGCCATGCCAAAAGTTCACAAGCATGTTGCGTGAAGTCGCAGAAATGCATGGGCTAGACCCCGAAATTGTTAAAAGCCAAACACTTAAGCAGAACGTTGTGAAGGTGAGGCAGGAACTGTTCTATCGGGCTAAGAAGGAACTAAATTTGGGTTATTCTCAGATTGGCCATTTGATGCACACGACTCATTCGACGGTAATTTACGGGGTCAAGCGTCACGAAAAAAGACTTGCACAGGATGCAAAAACGCTCTAGCTTACCCGTGTTCTGGCAATCCTCCCGTCAGAGCGTTTAGATAACGGTGACTGGCCCACTTCTGGCCTCCTGCTGGAAGTGGGTTTTTTTGACAGTTGACACAAACGAACCGAATCAGATAACCGCGCGCAGGATACATAGATAACTTAAGATACTTAGATAACCTTGTATAACTATACATACCTAACCAATAGAAGGATAACTAAGTAAGACTGTACAGTACCGTGTGCGCGTAGCCTTAAGCATGGATACAAAAAATGACAAAAGCGGTTTTAAGAAGTTACCAAACAGACGCCATCGCCAAATTGCGCAGGTCACTTTTGGAAGGCCACAAGCGGCCAGTGGTCCAGATGCCAACAGGGGCGGGTAAGACGATTGCTGCGGCGGAGATCGTTCGCATGGCAGTTGCCAAAGGCAAGAGGGTTTTGTTTTGCGTACCCTCGCTTAGCCTGATTGATCAGACCGTTGAGAAGTTTGAACGGCACGACATTTGGGAGATCGGCGTAATTCAGGCTATGCACGAGCGCACAGATGGGCGCATGCCGGTCCAAGTTTGTTCAGTCCAAACATTAGCTCGCCGTAAAATTCCAAAGGCTGATTTGGTGATCGTGGACGAGTGCCACGTTTTGTTTAAGTTTTATGATGGCTGGTTCAACAGCGAGGAATGGAAAGATATTCCGGTGGTTGGCTTGACCGCGACACCTTGGGCCAAGGGCATGGGTCGGTTGTACGATGATTTGATCATTGGCACGACAACGCAGGAACTAATTGATCAGAAGCATTTATCCGATTTCAAGGTGTTCGCCCCGTCGTCGCCTGACCTAACCGGCGTGAAGGTTGTCGCTGGGGATTACAACAAGCTTCAATTGGGCAAGGCGATGGATAAAGCTCCGCTTGTGGCCGATATCATCTCAACTTGGCTTGAGAAGGGAGAAAACCGGCAAACAATCTGTTTCGCGGTCAATCGTGTACACGCCAAGCACATTCAGAACTTGTTTTTAGAGGCTGGAGTTCCAACAGGTTATATGGATGCGTACACCGATATGTTGGAACGGGCGTCAATCGCTAAGCAGTTTGCTGACGGGGATTTGCGGATTGTCTGCAACGTCGGGGTTCTGACGACCGGCGTTGATTGGGATGTTCGGTGTATTATCCTTGCCAGACCAACGAAGTCCGAAATTCTGTACACCCAAATGATTGGTCGGGGTCTTAGAACCGCTGAGGGCAAAGATTACTGCCTCGTGTTGGATCACAGCGATACGACCTTGCGGCTTGGATTTGTAACGGATATCTCATACGACAAATTGGATGATGGCAAAGGCAAAGGAGTTTCTGAACGTGAAAAAAAGATCGCCCTTCCCAAAGCTTGCTCGAAATGCGCGTTCCTCAAGCCCCCTCGTACGCCGGTCTGCCCTGCATGTGGTTTCAAGGCTGAGGCTGTTGATACGGTTGAAAGTGTTACAGGTGAGCTGCTTGAACTTACAAGAAATGGACAGCAGAAAAGCCCGGCCTACACCACGACCGAAAAGGAAACATTCTTTAACGAGTTGCGTTACTACGCGCAGTCTCGTGGATTTAAAGACGGGTGGGCTTATTGGACATACAAGGATAAATTTGGGGTTGGACCTGCTAACACATTCCAAAAGAGAATTGCCTCGCCGTCTCCGGCTACGTTAAGCTGGATCAAACACCGAAACATTGCAAAGGCCAAACAACGTGACAAACATGAACAGCGTAAAGCGGGCTAAAGATATCGCCAAAGGGCATTGGAAGCAGTTGCTACCGCAGCTAGGCGTAGATGCCAAATACCTCACGGGCAAACACGGGCCATGCCCAGCTTGTGGCGGAAAGGATCGCTTCCGGTTTACCGACCGAAACGACGAGGGGATGTATTTCTGCTCAGCTTGTGGTGCAAACGATGGGTTCAAACTTGCGGAAATCGTTACGGGCAAGTCGTTCAAACAGATTGCCGATGAGATTTCCGACATTCTAGGACAGCCGACATCAGGGGTAAAGAAAGTGGATAGTCAGTCGGAGGTCAATAGACAGGCGATTAAACGCATTTGGGAAGCCTCCTGTCGCCCTTCTAAGGGTGGTCCGGTGTCCAAGTACATGGAAAGGCGTTTTGGGCTTAATTGGGCTTCCCACGCGCTTCGTGAGTTCATCGGCAAGAAACACAACCTGATGGTGTCAAAGATTGTGGGGCCAGATGACAAAGCGCACAATGTTCACCTGACTTACCTCGACAATGACGGCAACAGGGCAAAGATTGAAATCACCAAACGAATCATGTCAGGGCAAGTTCCACAAGGGTCATCTGTCCGACTTGCACCGGCTGACTATCACATGGGTGTAGCTGAGGGAATCGAGACAGCCATCGCTGCGTCGGTTATCCATCGCATACCGGTATGGTCAGCTTTGAACGCGCACAATCTCGCTAAATGGGTTCCGCCAGCGATAGCAAAGCGCATCACGATCTTTGGTGACAATGATGCGAGCTTTACCGGCCATGCAGCGGCCTATTCGCTGGCAAGGCGTCTCCGGCTTCAACACAAGCTTGAGGTGGAAGTGCTTATTCCTGAGACTGTAGGGCAGGATTGGGCAGATGTTCTGGCTGTGGTCGCCAAGGGTCAAGACCGGCGATAACGGCGGCTGCAATCAGATCGACGTAAGCAGGGCATCCCACCTTTTTCCAATGAGAAATTGATTGCCGTGTTACGCCCATTGCCTTGGCAAGTTGATAGTTGGCCGCACCAAACTCAAACTTGATATGATCAGTGAACGCTGTGAACTCAGGACCAGTCATAGATTTTAACCCTATTTTGTTAAGCACTTGTCATTTCTGTAGTTGTATGTATTTTGCACACAACGTCAACGGAGATGTTTAAGATGCCCCCAAGGCCCGTATCAAAAGAAGTTCTTGAAGAATTATTCCGAACTTTCCACAAAAATCGCCGCAGCATTCAAGCGACAGCAATGATGCTCGGTATGCCAAGATCAACGGTTCGGTCCCGTCTTGATACAATTATCCGAGAATATCCCCAATGGATCGAACAATACGAAAAAGGCTTAAAAACAGCCGTACAGGATGAATGGCTTTATCCTCAAGTTCTAACACACGAAATTAAAAACTCGACCGTGATTGTGGGGGGCGATGCCCATATCTGGCCGGGACCGCCGACCGTTATGATGCAAGCATTTGCTAAAGTTGCGAAAATGATCATGCCCGACACGATTGTGCTAAATGGCGACATCATTGACGGAGCAAGAGTTTCTAGGCATGGCGCAACGCTTGGGTCAAATGCACCTAAAGTGTCGGCTGAAATTGATGCCGCTTTGAACTGGGTTAGAACTTTTCCCAAATGTTCGCGCCGAATCTTTACGATTGGCAACCATGACATCCGCGTGGATAACTATTTGGCGAATCAGGCTAACGAGCTTGATGAATATACCGGAAAACTGTCCGACCGTTTCCCAATGTGGGAATTTTGCTTTGCTTTAACGATCAATGAATGCGTCGAAATCCGGCATCGATTCCGGTCTGGCGTTCATGCTGCCTACAACAACGCAGTCGTCTCTGGGTGGACTACTGTAACGAATCACACCCACGCGCAACAGATGACGGCAGTGCGCAATCGCTTGGGAACCCATTGGGGCGTTGAGACGGGGATGCTAGGCGATCCTAACCATAAATCAATGCAATACGGCGAAGGCACTCCGAGTCGCGCCCACACCGGATTTGCAGTCCTTACATTTGACGAAGCTGGAATACTGATGCCACCGGAGTTTTGCCAGTCGGTGAACGGGCGGCCAGTTTTTCGGGGTGAGTACGTACTATAAACACGTCCTCGAAATGATGACGGCACCATGATGATTCGCGATATACGGATGCACCGCAACACTTGATTTTGTGGGCATCCTTACTCGTGTTTAGGATGTACTTGCAATGTTGCCTCGTTGTCTCGAAGTAAGAGATGCCACCTTCTGGCGGAGGGGGTTCTTCCACGATTGGCGTAAATAAGTTTATTTGTACCGTAGGGATTTTCTTAGGACGTGGTTCAGTATGGGGACGCTGAGGCTTGCCAATCTTTGTGCCTCTTTCCGTGCGATAACGCTTAAGCTCCGGCATCTTCCGGCGAAGTCTAAACACAAGGCCAAGGATGCTATTCCGCGTCCTATCATTGCCAAGGCGTTCTGCAATCAAAACTGCGCTTTTGCCTTCTTGCCACATTTCAATAACGATCTTTACATCGTCATCGGTAAAAGGTGTCACCTTGTTCATTTGCTAAGCTCCTCAAATAATTGGTTAATATCGTTTTCACGCTGTTTGCATGAGCATATTTTAACATTGGTTAATTCTTTGCGAAGCCGTTCAATCTCGTCGGCGGCTTTTTGAAAAGCATCCCAATAAAGTCGCGATTCTTTCAGCCGCCGTTCAATCTCGTATTTAGCTTCCAGAGCGATGGCCTCTGCTTTCATATCGTTTTCTGCCCATTGCGCTAACCGTTCAACGATATCCATCACTCACCCTCCTTCAGTGCCTTTTCAGCAAGACCAACTGCCATTGCTAGAACAATCCATGTCACGCCTTCATTAGATGTTTGGGGCGTAGGTATGTCTTCATGCTCAATGTCTGCAATTTGTTGCAAAACACCACGCAATTTTTCAATCGTATTGGCGGCTTCATCAAAGATGTCATTGTTGCCCCAACCAACAGATACCCAAGTGGCAGCACGTTTCCGTAACCGTTCTACAATATCCATCACTCATCCTCCTTCAGTGCGTCAGCAATTATCTTCAACAACGTCTTTTTAATCGCAGAGTAGGTGGTCACCCACTGATTGATGCCCCTATCTAAATCGGTTAATGCTTTACGCAGCCGATCAATTTCGTTGGCGGCTTCATTTGGCCGATCTTTTGGCCGATCTTTTGCGGCCTCCCGTAGTCGTTCAATCTCATTGGCGGCATCGGTAATTGTTTTTGGCATGAGCCGTAACGCTTCCCGCAACCGTTCAATCTCTTCAGCGGCTTCTTTTGAAATGTCAGCGGCATCATTTGGATAATATATAAAATCCAATTTCCGCAACCGTTCAACAATATCCATCACTTACCCTCCTCCAATGCGGCATAATGATCTTTTATATATTGGCGAAAGTCTCCATCATTTAACGCCAAATCCGCAACTTCTCTCATCTTTTTAATTTGACTATGAGGATTTGAAATACTCGTAGGATACCATCCCCAAATAACAGATAATGCTTCC